CAATGCTGAGGACCAGTCAATTACACTATTTGTAACTTTAACAGAAATCTTCTCTAAAGAAAATTTTCCTCGCTGGAATGTATTTGTACTTGAAGAATCTGTAACCATTGCTGGGTCTGCTCCCATATCCGGAAAAAACTTTGTCCAAGAAGCAATGCTATGATTAAAGCGAATTTCACTTAATTCCTTAAATGAATCATCTGTGTTTTTCTTCTTTGCAAATTTAATACCCCAAGGTAAAGAAGAATCAGCTTCTAAAGAAGATCCAGATTTTCTTGCAACAGATTTAACAAAAGGAACTGGCAAAACTTGCGGACTTGCGAGATGTGAAACTGATAAAAGCTTATTGTTTCCACTCCCATTGTCTCCTTTTTCGCTAAATATCGAAGTTGCATGAACAGTATCTAAGTAAGGTAATCCTTCAAATCCACAAGGCAAAGCAGTTACTAATGATGCGAGTCCTGCTTTGACATCTTCATGGACTTCTACTCTAACATACTTGTTTTTAACTTCAAAGTCACCTGTCTCTTCTAGTCTTTGCTTGCTTAAATCTTTGTCAAAGTTATATGAAAGATTCTTGTCACCAATAACTCTTGCAATATAGTTTCTGCTGTCTGGATCTAGATTAAGATTTTTCCAAGTAATTAAACTTTCACCACTAACTGGATCACTATCAAATGCTTCTAGCGCTAAGTCAAACGATCCATAGTCTGTACCACCTGATCTGAGATTTGATATTAATATTCTAAACCTATCACAGCCAACTGCACCATCGTCTAATGTGTATAGTTTAAATAATTTAGCATTTAAAGAATCTTGTGAAATAAACCACGGAGATGATGCTGTTCTAAATCTTGCATCAAATGACTCAAAGTCAGGCGAATTAGATGCTTCAGTTGCTCTTGCATCTTTTGAGTGCATACAAAATGCTGATCTTCCAAGCGTGGTGATTTTTGTTGTTCCATCACCTTTTAACATACTCGCAAAAGAAGGAACAGCAACTGCCTTGTCAATATCCCAGCTTGCGTATAAGTAGTGACCTCTCTCATTAATTTTTTCAGGATCTGTATTTAAAACTTTACCAAAATAATTAACACTTTCAGGGTCAAAAGAACATGCCAACTGTGCAGGCTCATTTAAAGATTCGTCAAGCTTTAATCCATTTAAATATAATACAAAGTCTTGATCAGCAGTTCCAACTTCACCAACTTGATAACCAATATAATTTGTAGCAGCTGCAGGACCAAAGTTTCTTAAAGCATTTCCTGACGTCAAGCTTTTTCTTATTTGTTCATCTGTTCCTGTGCTTACAAATGTACCGTTATCACCTGATGCTGTTTTAATCGTTGGAATAATCCCTAAAGGTGACATAAGGATACCACGAATAACTGGTACAGCTTTTACTGCACCTGAAAGTGTTTTTGATGCTGTACCTAAAATAGTTGTTCCACCAGCTGTCTGGGTTAAAACAACTTCATTACCTTCTTTTCTCGTAGATACTAACGTTATAGTTCTTTGATGAGCGTCTGTGCCATTTGTTACAGTAAAGTGTTCGCTAAGATTAATGCTTAAGTCATTAAATCTAAAAGATCCATTTGCATCATTTGTTAACCCATCAGATTTTTCGCCCGCAGCTTTGCTTGATTTTAAAAGTCTTTCAATAAAATTTGCAGAATCTGAACCTCCATTACCTACTCCAACTAGTACAGTATCTTTTGTAATAGAAGCATGTGCTGTACTTGTAGGATCTGCTACAAATTCTATATTGATAGTTACATCGCTATTAACTTTTGTAGTAGCATTTTGATTAATAACTTCTTTAGGTAAGAATAATGTTAATTTGTTTCCATTAACAACACTAGCAGCTGTAATAGCATTTTCTAGTGTTGCTGCAGTATCTTCTGGTTGAACACCAGCATCTGTTAGATATCTTGATCCTTCAGTATCTGCCATAAAGCAGCCTAAGAAGTGTGTTCTTGCTGCTGAAAGTGCTGCTGTTCTAGCTGTATCATTGTCTTCATGATTAGAAAAAGGATTTATTACAAGATTGTTTGCAGTATAAGCAGATTTGTTACCTACAACAAATCCAGCGTTTGTTACTCTGCCGCTTGTTGATTTTTGTCCATCACCAACACCTAGGACTCTTAGAAATGTTCCTGCTTGAGCATTTCTCATCCACTCGTTAATAGCAAGTGGACCGCTTAGGTTTGAATTACTTTTATTACTAACTTCAGATAGACTACCGAAAGTTTCTTCAAACTGCTGGATTGTTGCAAATGTCTTTGGAACAAACGCAGGACCTCTTTTAGCAGGCCCAACAACAGCAGCTGGAACACCTTGAGGAACAACCTCAGGATCACTTACTTGTGATAAATCTATCTCTTTAAGAGTTACTCTTGCTGAGCCTTGTCCAGCCATATCTTAAATCTCCTATTATTTTATTATTTATATCTATATATCAAGGGAATTCGACACCTGAATTTGTAATTACAAAATCAATTGCAATAAATTCAACTGCTCTTGTCGGCACAATTATAATTTTGCCATTTAAACGATTGTTATCAACATCTTCAGCAGTATTGTTTGAATCATCCATTATAACCCTGAAATCTTCAATTCCTTGGTTAATTTGAATGCTTGCAAGCTGAGCTGTTGAACTCTCAACAAATGATGATCTAGTTCTAGAATTATTCTGCTCAAATAATAAACCTTGCGCAATCAATTCAATTCTACGCTTAACTTCCAAAACTAATCTTCTTACATTAACTCTATCAAGAGCAGTTCTAGCTAATTGTGTTGTCTTCTGACCAAAAATAACAAATTGCTTATTTGGGAAATTAGCAATAGGATTAATTCTTGCCTCATAAAGAGTATCACGATCTTCTGCGTTTAATCTTACGTCAATAGACGATATTGTATTAAGAGCTCCTCGAGAAAATCCAGCAGGAGCAAACCAGGGCTGTGTCTCATCATCTGTTTTTGCCAAAGCACCCAAAGCTATAACTGAAGGCGGAACTTTAATTGTTCTTCTCGAATTAACAGCAGCTTCATCATCATCACCACTATCCAAAACTTTAACGTCTGGAAAATAAACTGCAGAATAACTACTATTAACTTCTCTTATGTCAAACAAACTAGACGTAGTATCTACATCAGGTCTTCCACTCTCTATTCCTCTTGAGTCAACAAATATTCTTACACTGTCAGCAGTATACTGAGGTATGTCCATTAGATAAATGGCTTTTCCGTAATCTTCAACTTTTCTCTTTGCAAAGTCTGTAACAAAAGAATCTCTAATGTTAGGAATAACTAAAATATTATGATTAACAACCATGTCGTCAGTCATAATTCTAATAGCATTTTTAAACGATGCTACAATGTTATTATTGTCTTCAGTTCCTTGCATAAATCCTGTAGCATCACTTGTACCACTTAAACCACTAGTAAAACCTCCATCTCCTGCTTTACCACCAGGCTCTGTTGATGCTGATCTGTCAGTCATATAATATGAGTCTCTATCTAAAATATTTACACCGTCAAAACCACCATGTATAGGTGCTGTAAACTTCGCCATTGTAGAATATTTGTTAAACTTAACAGGATCTTCAGCTAAAACTTTTGCTAATGAAACTCTTCTGTTATTATGAGGAATAGCTAATCCATCACCTTGACCAGTAGTAGTTCCTGTTGCAGTAAATATAACTCCTACTTCATTTGAAGAAGCACCTACATCAACAAAGTTGCCTGTACCGACTGTCTTTATTTTATATTGTACACCAATAACCAAGGAATCACTCGCGACATCAGATGCGCCTTCTCCGCTAAAAGGATCATTAGTGCCTGACATTTTTACAAGATGTTGTGAAGCATCATAAGTTTTTGAGTTGCCAACGTCAGCATTTCTTACGTATGCTGCGTCTTTAAATACATCATTAACTGTACCTGAAACATCTGATAATGCTGCACCTTTTAATGCTACCTTTGCTAAAGAAAACTTATTGTTATTATGCGAATCAGCTAAAGAACCCGTCTTTATAACAGTAGTATCTGCACCTAAAAACTTAGTATAGTTTGATACAACTTCATTAAACTCTGTACCCTTATTAGCATCATTAATATCACTGACTCTAGATGTCATCAATCCCCAGTGCAAGTTAAAGTTAACGCTTTCTGATGATGATGCTTGTCCTAAGAATGTTTGATTATAAGAACTTCCTGTTTTTATGCTTCCATTTGTAACTTTAAATCTATAAGGTAATGGAGGTAAAACAGCTCTATCAAGATTATGTCCACCTAGTGTTTTACCTTCAGTATATACTGTAGATGTACCTGCTTTTCCTTGATCAACGCCTGCATCGTTTAAAAGTAAAGCAGGAACGCCTCTAAAACCAAAAGGCATAGCCAAGCTAGGTACTTCGCTTTTTAGAACGTCATCGTTTACAATAACTCTAACAATTGTTGACTTGTTTGGAAAAGATCCTTCTCTAACAAGTCTTCTTTCATCCTTGCTTGAAGCTGCATAATCATAAAAAACTTTTTGATCACCAATAACTCTTCCAATAAAGTTTTCTGCATTTGGGTCCAAAGAACACTGATTAAATGTTTCATAAACTATTGGAGAATTATCTGTGTCTTTTAAGTCTCTAATTGTAACTGTAAATGTTCCGAAGTCATTAGTTGGATCAGTGCTAGCTCTTAAGTTTGATATTGAAATCTTATACTTATCATTTGCATAAGCACCATCGTGAAGTGTCTCAAAATGGAAAAGATCATACTCTTTTTGACCAAAAGGTTGTGATATAAACGCTGGAGTTTTTGGAGTTGTAAACTTGCTAGAAAAATTATTGTATTGTGTATCACCATCTGCTATGGGATGAAGAACAGCAACATTTCCATTTGCAACATCAGCTACAACTGTGTCAACAGGAAAGTGTGCATATAGTAGGTGCTTTTTAGATTCAAATGCAAATGGGTCTGTATTTAAAACTTTTGAGATGTATTTATCGCTACTTGGGTCTAAAGAAACTAAAAGTGGGTCTGTCTTTGTTGTTTCATCATCGAAAAGTATTCTAAATTCGCTACTTGAAGCTGTAGCAATATCGTCATTATCAGAATTATCTGTAGCAGAAGAACCACCGTCGTATATTTTAACAATATAGTCTTTGTGAGCAAAGATCATTGCTCTTACTATTTCTAAAGTAGGGTCTGCACCAGCTTCTCCAGCACCTCCATCATTCAAGAGTTGATCATCATCCATTTCTGTCGAGTGCGAGTCATTATCGTTAAAAGAGCCTAATCCAATGAACTCTGCGTTATTTACAGTATGTTGTGCTGCTATAAAATGAACTGCTCCTTTTGATCTAGGTGCATCAGTAACAGATTGCGTAGACTTTAGCTTAAAGCCTGCTGCTCCTCCTGCTGCATTGCCTGTTCCTAACGTCCTGCAAAAAGTAAGTGCTTTACCATTGTTTCTAAAAAATTCTGCCATTGCATGCGTTGCAATTCTGCTTCGGTGTGGCGCACCAAAGATTCTAATAAATTCTTCTCTCGAGCTAACTGTCGTTGGTACAAATGCTGGACCACGTTCAGAAGTGCCTATAAGGCCTGCAGGTGTTGCATTGCTTCTGAAGAGAGGTCTACTAATAATTTCAATTTCTCTCTCAAAAAAGCCTGGAGACTTAAATGTCTGCTCTGCCATACTGTTCTCCTAATATTTTATGTTTAATTTACATTACCTAAATATACATTAAACTTTCTATTTATCTATATTTGAAATATTAAATATTGAAGCAGCATATTTTTGATCATAAACAATTTCACCTAAGGTATTTGATGATTTTGCTTCTATTATCTTGCCATTTATATCTCTTACATATACTTTTTTTAGTTTAGAATGATCTGTGTTTTTTTCACCTACTTGATCATAAGGTTTTAAGTTAGATTCTCCAACGACAAATGCGCCTCGCTTGTCAGGATCGTATAAAGAGTCTAAAGATTCAACTGGGTCATTACCAACTCTTTGCGCAATAGGTTGAATATCTTCATGTTCTATGTCTTCAAGAAGTCTGCTATTTGGATCATTACTTTGTATTCCGCCTATTATTGGGTCAACTTCATCATAATCAGTCATAACTTCAAAAGATATTTGAGGTGCACTAACAAGTGATCTTAGTCCTACTTTTCCTCCTTCAATATTAGGTGCTATTATATATCCTGTAGTTGACAATGTCATGTTGTACTTAATATATCTTTCAGCATCAGTAAAGTCTGCATAGCTTGTATCTTGGCTAAAGCTGCTATCGATAAAAGCAGGAAACCAGTAGCCTTTTTCACTTTCTATTTTAAATTGTTGACCAGGATTAAGCGTGTAAGCACTTACAATAGAAGTTATTAGTTTATTCATTTGTTGCGTAAAAGATGCCCATACAGTAATCTCGTAATTAATTCCAAAATATTTTACAGGTGGTACTTCAATTGTTTCGTATATATTGTTTTTTATTTGAGGTTTTAGAGTTAAATTACCAGTGCCAATTTTATCTGTATGATTAATATTTTCTAAGCCTTCAAAGTTTTGATTTTGTCTCCAGACAGTATTATTTTCAGCAATTCTTCTAGTGATTATTTCTGGAATCATTTGATTATTTGAAATACCTTTTGAAGGTACATTTTCAATTGATCCTCTAGATATAGATATTAGCGGCAAAATTAAAGCACCTGTTCTATCTGTAATAGGTTTTTTTCTTCTTAAAACAGCAAATCTTTCGCCTGTTGCAAATATTACAGGAACTTTTTTTGTTTCATTATTTATTTCGTAAAACAAAGGTATTTGCTTGTTAAAAAGATTGAAAACAGCAAAGTCAACATCTTCTAAGCCGCAAGAAGGAATAATATAGTCATAAGGTATGTTTTCACCTTCATAGCCACCATTTATTGAATTTGCAGTCTCTTTTGTTTTATCATATCTAGTTGACATTATTCATCTCCGTAAAAAGACGTACCAATTCCGTTAACACTTCTAGTAGAGCCATCAGGTAAAACTTTTTTAGCACCTGTTATCGGATCTTCTAGTATGCCATCTTTTCTTAACTGTCTTACGTCAGACTCTGTTGTCCCTCTTTGCTGTTCAAATGTAGTTTGAACAGCATCAGAATCTGTATATCCTTCGCTAGTAGGACCAATTGCTTTCTTGAAAATATGCTCAATGCGTGCTTGCTTAGCATTTAATTTAACAGAAGCAATTCTTTCAATTTGACCGTAAACTAACTTGTCATATATTATAGAAGTAATTTCAAAGAAATATTCACCATAAGAAATGTAGTCACCTTGTCTAACGTGTATGTCTCTATCTATTAAATCTCTATTTTGCAAATATGCTGAAATTGTTTTTATTTGCTCATGGCCAAATTGCGTCGTTTTAACTTCAGATGGTTGCCATTCAACCAAACATTCAATTTCAACTGGAGGGTTAAATATTTTGTGTATTGCTTCTTCATAAACATTGTGCACGTTAGACAAGTCTTCTCTAACTGTATAATAATATATTTTTTGTCCTGCTACATCTTTAATTAGCTCTTTTGTTATGTCAGCAAAAAAGTCTGCTTCTCTTTGTCCTAAAAATAATCTTGCCATTTTATATTATCCCATTATTATTGCCCTGCCATTAGGCACGGGAACTCTTTTGAGAATATTCATCATTGTCTCTGCCTGAGCAGCATCTGTTTCTAAAAGCTTTTGATATGTTAACTTATCAAGTGTTTCTGATAATGACTCTGAAAGTCTTTGTCTATCTTCTCTTCCTTGACTTATTAAATCGCTACCATTTAATTGAACATCACTTCCAGGAATTGGTACAGAACTAAACTTTGATCTTACTAACCCTAATGTTTCTTTTGAAAGTGCTAAAGTATATTGTCTTATCCAAGTTCTAGACATAGAGTTAATTCCTGCATACTTTATACTACCAAAAGGTACGTTAGATAAGTTTGAAACACCATTAATTGTTTCATCATCGTATGGCAAACTAGGTCTAAAAGGATCTAAAGGAAAACTAAACTTTATAAACAAGTTCATTGGGTTTGACTGAGTAGGCCTAGGATATATTCTTAAATCTTGACCTTGTAGCCTATATGAATAGTTTGACCTTCTAACTCTATTTGATATATCTAGCTGACCAGCTCTTAACAGATCTTCAAAAACCGGAAGCACATAAAAGACAGTTTCAGGAGTAAAAGATTCAAATGCAAATTGATTATTTAAATAATTTATTGCTGAAGTTGTATCAAAGAATCTGTAAGCAGCTTGAGGTGAAAAATGAAATATTTCGTTAACTCTTATCTTAGTTTGACTTGCGCTTGGTAAAAGTTCATTCTTATATATAGGATTAAATATAGTAAGTTGTTCTGCTGTAGATGTTGGATCATAAGCTGTAAGCTTAAGCTTTTCATCATTAGGACCTGGAACAATTAAGTCTTTATAAATATTATAATCTTGTTTGTCTTGCTTAAGCTCTATAAAGCCTCTTAAAGAGTCATTTGCACCACCAACAAATGCTTCTGACGAATAAGGTTCTGCTCTTCTTATAAGATATTCTAACGTGTCTCTAGGAAACTTTTGTTCTTGACCGTGCGGGCCAACAAGCTGGTCAATTATTGGAGAAGCATTTCCTCCTCCTGCAGCAGCTTCTATAGTTGTTGTTCCTACAACGTACTGACCTTTAGGGTTTGCAACAGCAAATCTTGGATCACCTGTATCTTGAATTACAAGGGGTGTAGTATCTGGACTAGCAGGATCCCAGTAATAATGAAGGTTTACATTTTTTTTAAATGTTGTATTGTGTCCCGTGGATAAACCAAGAATATTTGACATGTATGATTCAGCTTGGTGTGAGTTTAACTGCTTTGAAAATTCCATCGTGGCTTCTTCAAAGTTTGCCCATATCTGTTTATTTGTTAACTCAACAGATAATATGTCATCACCAAGCCTTCTTTTTACATAAAGAACAACGCCATCGGCATCAGATTTGAAATGATCATCAGCGTCAAAAATACCAAAAGGTGTTGGACTTGTTGTCGATGCAAATGTCGCCATACAAAAACTCCTATAACTACTCTATTATTAGTAATTATAGGAGTCTAAAGAAAATAATTAAATTATCAATCTCTATATACTCAAAAACCACAAAGAGTATCTCTACTACAATGAGGTTTTAATTTATAGTTATTAAAATCTTTTTATGATAAACTTCTAATAACTACCCAGCTACTTCCATCGTATACTGCTAAAATCCAGTCGCCTTTATTTGTTAGAGTAATGTCACCAGTGGTAGCATTAGTCCCTTTAACGAGAACATTATCAGCAGTATCAGCAACAATTAATTTAATGGTACCATCAGTAGCAGATGAAGGTAAAACTAATCCACCACCAGCGATAGCTCCTGTAGCAATTGTCAAAAATGTTGTTGAATCCAAATCACCAGCAGCACTAACTGAAGTTTTTGAGTTTATAGCAAAACCTTCACCACTTGAGCTCTGTACTAAGCCTTTTACAAAATCTATATCAATTTTCATTTTAATCTCCTATTAACCGTTAGTTCTCATTACTTGCCACTCTGTACCATCATAGATGCAAATAGCACCGTCACCTATAGCGTTAAAATCTACATTAGCGTCAAGTGTTGTGTTAGTAGACACAAGGTGACTAGCCACAGCTGCTTTGTTAATAATTACTTTAATAGCACCGGTTGCAGCTGAAGCTGGGAGTGTTACTTCGTGAGCTGATGCTATCTCAGTCAAAAATGTAGTTGCATCAAGTGTAGTATCTACTCCATTAACTTCAACTTTAGAGTCTATACCGAAACCAGCGCCACTTTTTTGAACAAGGCCTTTTACAAAATCTATATTAATATTTGGCATTTTATATCTCCTTATCCGTTACTTACAAGAACTACCCATGCAGTTCCATTATATATACAAACAGCACCATCACCAACAGCGTTAAATGTAGTGTCTCCAATAGTAGCGTTAGTGCCTTTAAGGACACCATTTCCTGCACCTGTCTGAGCAACAATCTTAATAGCACCTTTTTCAGCAGATGCTGGTAATGTTACTTGATGTGCACCTGTAATTTTAGTTAAAAAGGTAGTTGCATCTGCTGATAAATTTCCTGATGTTGATACTACAGAATTAATACCGAAACCAGAACCAGATTGTTGTACAAGACCTTTTGTAAAGTCTATATTAATCTTAGGCATTTTATATCTCCTGTTTCTTTCTTTATTATTTTAAGTTATTATACCAATGAGAGTTGTGAAGGCTCATATAAATAAGTCTTCCTTGGGTTTCTTTCGCTTCTCACTTCGAAATACCCTTTACGATTAACTGAAATAACTGTTCCTCGCTTGCCAGATGGCATCATTACTAATGATCCAATACCAACAATGCGCGGCTCAGGCTCAACAACTTCAACAGCTGTTTCCTGCTTTACTTCCTCTACAACAGGCTCAACAACTGGTTCGGGCTCTGGTGCAGGTGGTGATGGAGGCAACTCTTCTTGAACAGGCTCTGGAGCTGGTGCTGTCTTCTTTGGAGCAGCTTTCTTGGTCACAGCTTTCTTAGGCGCAGCTTTTGGTTGTGCCTCAACCTTAGGTTCAATAACTTCTTTATCAGGAGATGCTACTACTTCTTTTTTCTTTGTAGCAGACTTTCTTCCTCTACTTGTTGCCATAACTTCCTCACTTTCTGTGATAAACTTGTCCGCATGATTCCGATACGCTGGCGGGGTCAGCTGTTATGTTTGTACCGGGCCTAATGTTATATATTACTAAAAAAGCGCATTTTTAGGTGCGCTTTTTAAAAAGTTATAAAATACAAGCAAAAAAGCTTGCATTATTTATAAAGCAATCGATTGACTTTATTCAAATGTTACTCAGAGTCTGCTGCAGGCTGACTATCTTCTTCACTAGCGGCTTCAGAGCTAAATTCCTCGCTACTTTCTTCTAGAGAAGGTGCCACATCCTCTTCGCTACTGTCAGACTCAGCTGCTGCTGCTGCTGCTTGTCTCTCTTGCTCTTCGCGAGGTACTAAACGATCGATTGACTCTTGTAAAGTATGTGCGTCCTGCAATGAAAAAGCACCTCGACGTTGAGCTACTTGGACTGCTGAGAGCAAAACGTTAATTGATTGAACTTGTTCCGGTGTAAGTTGCATATATTAATTTCCTTTCAAATTTTTTTGATTAATTTGTAATGCGATTACTAATATATGCAATAACTTTTACTTTTATAAATATTTTTTATTTATTTTTAAATAAAACTGCGTCTTCTACGAGCCTCAGCCAATTTTCTTTCTTGCTGATATACTTCGAGTTCTTCACGAATAATTCTATTAATCATTTGAGGTGTTACGCTAACTACGTGTGAGTTATTTTTTCTAGATTCTGATAAACGTGCTCTTCTTCTTTCTAAAATTCTCTTCTCAAGCTCAGCTTTTTCTACTTCTTCTGCAATGATCGCCTTTAATTTTGATGCTGTGATTTTCATATTTACTCCTATTTAAAAAATCTATACATTTCTATATATTCAATTAATTTTAAAATTTAATTGATATCTAATCCTGCTGTTCTAAAGCAGTAAGTTTTGTATCTATTCTAGCTAAGGCTACTTTAATTTCTTGCACTGAAGAAAGCAATTCTTGTAAAACAGTATCTGTTTGTTTTGCTCTACTTTCTAAAGATTCTACTCTAGCTTTTATATTTGCCATTTCTGCTGCATTGCCTTTAGAATCTTTATGCCAAGTATAAAAAAGACCAAAAATTGACAAAATTGAACCAATTGATAAAACAAGCTCCGGTTGCATCGTTTATTCCTTTTTTTACAATATATCGTTTACAATACTAATTATTCACATAGATTTAATTTAATTAACTATATTAAAAATTAATACTCCAATGCCAACTCCTGCAACACCAGACAATGCTGACCACAAAACTTTTTGTTTTTCTTCGTTTTTTAAATCTTTATTTACTGCAACTAAAGAAGCTTCTAGATGATCTTTTTCTTTAAGTAATTCATCTAATCTTGTATTGCAGTCTTTTCTGCATAATTCAAGATCGGTATTACATTGACTTGTTAGCTCATCAACAACAATAGCACATCCTGAAGCATAATTGTTTATTAGCGTTTCGATTTTTAAAAAGTCATTAAACTTTATTAAGTAACCTTGATAAGGTGCACTTTCATCTTGATATAAAAAAATAGAAGAAATTTTAAGATTGCCTAAAGTTAATTCTATATCGTGATGTTGCGTAACCATTTCTTCAGATGTATTTGCTTTACCAATAACAGGCTTATTTAGCTCTAAAAAAACTTGGCCAAAAGTAATTCTTGGAAAAAGAGTAAAAGATGCTAGCAATAAAGATAAAATTAGTTTTTTCATTTTTTACATGCTCCTTTAGCAATACAAATAGGACAGTGAAGTCTTTCAGAAAACTCACATTCTTTTAGTGATTTTTCAATTTTACTATCACAAGTTTTACTCATTTCTTTTTTAATTTTCATAGCTAATTTAGACTTTTCTTTCGTGCAAGAAACATCTTTGTCAACTAATATTTTTGATAATCTTCCGTTGTCTTTTATCAGATCTTTACATATAACATCTCTTTTACATTCAGGCATACTAAACCTTCCAATGACAACGCCTAAAAGAAGTGCACCGATAACTGACATTGTTATTTGCACTGGCTTTTTTTGTACAACTTCTCTAACAATTTGAATTTTTTCTTGAACTTCTGACATTTAAAAATCTCCTTAACTTTATTTTTAAATATAAAAAATTAAATTTTTATTTACATATTCTAATATATATTAAAATTATAAAGAAATAAAAATAGATTACAGAAAGGTTTTGATCTATGAAAAATTTTAACAATAAAACAATTTTTACTTTAATCTTTAGTATTTTACTAGTACTCGGTTGTGAAGACTCTAAAGAAGAAACAAGTGACCCTGTAGTTCGAGACGCAGGCGTTGAAGAACTTGCAGGAGAAACTGCTGGTGAGTCTGCTGGTGAGTCTGCTGGTGAGTCTGCCGGAGAAGAAGGTGGTGAGGCTGCTGGGGAAGATATTGTAGCAGGTACTTCAGATGTTGCAGGCGATTTGTTTACAGCAGGAGAAGACCTTGTTTGTGAAGATACACCTTCATGTGAAGAAGGCTTTGTGGAAGTTGAAGGGTGTCAGACGCCTGAAGACGTTGAAACTACAGATCTTGTTTGCTTGCCAGTTACAGTCTGTGAAGTTACTGTTTATTGTCAAGAAGTTTTGGAAGAATCACTTCCAGAGCCTACTCCTTTTCCAGAGCCAGACTCAGATAAAGATGCATAATCAATATACATCTCTTTGTTCCTTCTGCTCAATTTTTTAAATTGATATTCTAACTTAGAGGCGACCGAGCGATCTGTCGCCTTTTTAGTATATACATAACGACAAGGTCTTCTGCCACTAGTATATTTTGCGCCACCAGAAATCACACCATTATGCTGTTTTAATCTTCTATCTAGATCTGTAGTTATACCGCAATAAAAAGAGTTGTCATAACAGAGTAAAACGTACATATACCACATTTTAAAATTGCCCTCCTACGTTTCCTTCCTGCTAAAGAAAGTGTGAAAATCTAGCAGGTCAAGCGGTATTACGACACTTCTTATACACTGACACACTTGTTCTTCGTTTTTTATATATAAGACGCAGCGATAGGACCGACAATATAGTGATTATATTAGCTTTTCTTTACTTTGTAATATTTTTCTTTACCAAT